GGAACAATACCGCCATTTTGAAATTGAGGAGTATTATTTTGTTGATTTGCTCCACCGGACCAATCCCAATTTAATTCTCTGGTACTAAAACCCATACTTCTAGCATAATCTATCCAATCATTATTACTAACTGAAAAAGTTTCATTACCGCCGCCGCCTAAATCTCCGCCGCCGCCGCCATTACCGCCGCCGCCAGTATTTAAACCGCTAGAAAAATCATCTAAATAACCAGAAGCATTATCAATAGAATATCCTACATTATCCCATGAACCAGCTAAATCATTTACACTATTTGACATATCAGCAGAAGTAGAATAAGTTAAATCTGCTAATGCTAATTCGGATTCTCCAGTTAATGCTTGCTCATTTTGTAATCTTTGATATTCATATTCAGAATCAATTAAACTAGGTTGTAATGTTCCGTCCAATGTTTCTGCTAGTGTAGAAGTTTCTTTTGTTACATTTACTGTTTCTAAAACTAATCCCCTATTATCATTAATATAATCACGCATATATAAAGAAGCATCCCCAAATTTCATACTCATATCAGACAAACCATTTCCTAAAGAAATAGAAGTTACTCCTAAATTTTCTAAACCATCACGCATACCAGTAGAAGAATTATTAATAGCTTCTGTAGCTAAAGCAAAAGCACTTAAACCGGGAATAGCTAATTTTACAGCGTCAGGAATTTTAGACATATATGAACCAATTTCACTTAAAACATCAATTAAAGTTACAATAACAGTAGAAACAAATCCTACAGAATCTCCTATAGTTTTAAAAATTGTTGCTAATATCGGCATAGCTGTAGATTGCATAAAAGTCAAAAATCCAGATATTGTTATTCCACTATTTTCAAAAAGACTAACAATATCTTTACCAAATGTTTTAATATATCCATCATAATCTTGTACCCATATTATCATACTTCTTAAAACAGGAATTATATCATTAACTAAAGAATCTTTAAAAACTTCTAGCACAGGACTACCTAAAGCTACCATAAAAGTTTTTACCATATTAGAAGCTATTTCCATTTGTCCAGTAAAATTATTTAATTTAGCTTTTGCAACTTCATCAGCGGTCCCGCCAGCATTTTCTAAAGATACTGTTAAATCTTTTAACGCATTACTCCCCATACTAATTAATGCGGCCATACCGGGACCGCCACGCAAACCAAAAATTTGCATAACTTGTCCAGTATCAACACCGGAGGTTTGAAGTTGCCTAATTATTTCTGTTAAAGAAACTATTTTTCCCCCGGAAGTTGTTACATTAACTCCTAATTCTGCAAGTAAATTAGCTTCTTCTTTTGTAGGATTTAATAAAGCGGCTATTGCGGCACGCAAAGTAGTTCCCGCCATACTTCCTTGGATACCTACATTGCCTAATAAACCTATTGCGGCTGATACTTCCTGAAAAGATATGCCAGCGGTTCTAGCTAATGGCGCAACATATTTCATACCTTCACCAATATTTAAAACATTAGTATTAGTATCGTTTGCAGTTTTAGCTAAAACATCTGCAACTTTTGACATTTGACTAGCTTCAAATCCAAAGCTACGCAAAGTTGAAGATGCAATATCACTGGCTGAAACTAAATCCAATGTTCCGGCGGTAGCAAGCGATAAAGTTCCCGGTAATACTTGCATAATTTGATTAGCAGTAAATCCAGCTTGCCCTAATTGTGTAGCCGCGTCAGCAACTTCTTTGCCAGTAAAATTTGTAGTCATACCAAGTTGCATAATAGTATCTGTTAATTTTGTCATTTCCGCATCTGAACCTTGAATAATAGCACCTAAAAAATCTATGGATTGTTCAAATTCTCCCGCCTGTTTTGTAGCTAAAATTAATCCTGTAGCAAAAGCAGTTAAAGCACCTACTCCTAAAGCAACAGCAAATTTAGCAACATATGTAGTAGCAGTATATAATCCATCCCCCATTTTATTTATACTGGAAGTAAGATTATCAGTAGATTTTGTAGTTTGATTTAAACTATTGTTAGCGTTATTAGAAAAATTTCTAATAACAGCAGAACCTTTATCATCTACTTCTAATGTAATTACTATAGCCAATTTATTACCTTCTCCTATTCCTTCCCTTGAATTTATTTTTTCTTTCTTGTGCTTTTTTCTTCATTTGTTCTTTAATTTTTTGTTGTTCTAATATTGTAGAATAAATACTTAAAAAGCATGAAGCATAAAATCTAGCTTCCGATATATCTAATTCATAAAAATCATTAAAGAAAATTTCTAGGGAAGTTTCAAAAGGAATTAATTTATTAAATAAGTTGCAATACATATAATAAGTATTAGGTATAGACTTATCATATTTTCCTAGCAAACAATTTTTACAATTTGATTCTAAAGTTTCTAAAGATATTTCATTATTATCTAATTGTTCTTTGCAGTTATAACAATTTAAATATGGATTATGAAAGGCATCTATAGTATAGTTTCGGAGTTTTTTAATAATTCCTGATTTTGCGTAACAATCATATTAGCTAATTCGCTAGACTTAATAATAATAAATTTCATAATTTTATCGCAATACAAAGAAAGCATTTCTTTTGCTTCATTATTACATTCAGAATTATCATTAATACTAATACCTTTCCAATCTTCAATAATATATTCCCTTGTAAGTTTAGCTAATTTTTCACCATCAATTTCTTTTGAACCATTCATAGTATTAATCTTAGTAGATTTTCTAGTTAATTCATTTGCTTTTTCTGGAAATAATGGTCTAACTTTAATTTGAATTTCTTCATCTTCTGGATACTCAAACCAATAACCTTTATTTTCAGAAAAACTTTCTTTCACTTTCTTTAAATCAATACCCATTTCTTAATCCCTTCCTTTTTGTTCACCTTGTTTTTTTTCAATCGCAAACTTTAAAGTTTAAGCTAACGGGTCTGTAGCAAAAGTATTTACAAAAGTTAAAGTAATTGGTCCATCATCAGAAAATCCCGCTTGTAAAGCACTAGCTTTTAATCCCCTATAATTTACAGTAAAAGGAATTTTCCCTAATCCGTCTAATGGAACATTAGCATCAGCAATAATTAATCTAGCTAATTCAATCGATAAAGAATATTTATCCGGTCCTGCTCCGATTGTATCACCTTCAAAAGTAATAATCATTTCATGTTCAGTTTTAGAAAATAAATCAGAAATAAATCTAGCGTCAGCATATCTAGGAAATTCTAAACTAACATTTAATTCCGGTTGTCCTGCCTGTTCCGGTTCACTAATTTCATTGCTTCCACTTGCAGTATAATCACCTTCCAAGTTTCTATTAAATTCAATTTCAAATGAAGAAGGATATACCCTATCACCAATAGCGGGAGCATTACCAGCATAATCTTTAAGTAAAAATTTTCCATTATTGAAAAGAATATTTCCGCATTTCATTAAATAAGTAACAGTAGCCATAGTAACGGAAGTATTAATAACAGAATCATCCTTTAAAATATTACCCATAATATTAAAAGTAATTCTAACATAATCCCCTGCTTCACCACTAATAGTAAAGCCAGCAATTTTAATACTAGGAACTTCATGTACTTTTAGAATTTTATCAACAGCATAAGTAGCAAATAAACCGTGAATATTATCAGAACATTTTAAAATATGCTTATACCCATTAGTAAGTAAAGTTGGCGCGCCAGCAATACCTAAACATAAAGCAAATGGTAATAACAACCCTTCATACTTTAACATAGTTTCAATATCACCTTCGGCGGTAATATTTCCTAAATCAGCACATTCCGCAAAAGAATTTCCTAAACTTTCATCTAATAAAATTTCTGGAGAAGATTCTAAGCTATCCGTTAAAATATAAATTCCATCCCCCGGACCTAGTGCAACAGCGGTCCCCCAAGCTGAACCCTTAGCCATTCCCGCAACAATTTCCGTTCCTGTAGCTTGCCTAACCATTTTCCCTTTCTCCTTTTTTTTGTTGTTATTTTTTTAAAAATATTATATTAACTAATATTTTCATGTTCCTTGCCAGTAATAAAAATCCTTAACGGATTAATATTCCCATAATTTTCATCAGCAATCGGAATAAACTTTAAAGTTAAAGGCTGTAATCCTGCATTATTAATTATATCTGTTTCATTTATTAGAACCATTCTATTAAATTGAAAAATCCATTCATTACTATATCCATCTGAAATATAATTTCCTAAAAATTTTAAAACAGAATTACAAATTGTTCTTGAGTTATATTTAGAAATAAAATCTTTTACATTATAATAATCCATAGTAATATTAAATTGAAAAGTAGGTTGTCCATCTTCTATAGGTTCTAAAGATTCAAAACCATTAGAAACAAAATCATATGATAATCCCCTGTTAAATACTATTTCAAATGAAGATATTCCAAATTCATTTCTTAATGAATCATATTCCCCAATTTCGCAAGTAGCCGCATTTAAAGTTAAAGGAATTAAATTATCTGATTCTAAAATTTGCGATAATGCTAAACCATCAATAAGAACTTTAGTATTAATAGCAGAATCAATAATCCTATTATTTGAAATAATACTAAATTCAACTGTTATTAATTGTCCAATATTACCAGTAATTTTAAAACCATTTATTTTTACTGTTCCTAATTCATGTATGCTAGTAATTTTATCAATAGCTAATGTTAAAACTTTTTGTGCTATATTAGCATCTAATGTTATTACCCTTTGATATATTCCAGTAGTTCCTATTTGTGATACTACTGAATTTCCCATAGCCATAGAAATTAAATATATTAAACTATTGTTTTCACCATTTTTAAAATAATGTAAATAAGTTGATAATGGTCCTAAACATTCAATATTTGATAATCTTTGTTCATATGAATATGGCAAACCACAAGATAAATCACCTACCACCTTATCTATTTTTTCTATTGATTCAGACAAAATCATTAAATACTTAGTGCAAATAACTGGATTTTGCCAATTATTTGCCCTTCCTATACCTAATGTAGTTTGATAATTTGTAAACATTTTTTATGGATTAACGGTTGATTTTAAATATTTAACTGTTAACGTCCACCTAGCATAACCTTTTTGATACATTGATAGAATACCTTCATCAGTATTAAAAGATTCATCAAAAGAAACATAATAAACATAAGGTAATTCATTTAAAGTTGCAGTTTTATATTTATTATTCCAGGGAGAATTTACTGTTCCATTCATAATAGCATGTTCAATAGACCATAATAATTTATCTAAATCAATAACAGGATTTTCATTAGGTTGACAATATATAAAAGAATTTAAAGTAATATTTAAAACTGAATCAATATTAGTTCCTGTAGTAATTAAAGTATTAGAACCACTAGAAGCAATAGAAATAGAAATAGCGGGGGATTCTTCAGAATGTAAATTATCAATATCTAAAATTCTTTCTGTAACAGTTTTAACGGTAATAGGAAAACCATTAGCAACAGTAATACTACCTAATAATAATTTTATTCTATTGATTATTGCTAATCTTTTGCTTTCCGTATAAGGCATTTTACGTCCTTTTATTCATGCTTATATTTAAATAATTACTTACATTATTTTTTATTTCTAACTCTAATAAAGATTTTCTAAAATTAACATTATCTGTTAAATATCCTACTCCCCTAATCATAACTTGTTTCCGCAAACTAAATAAAGGTTTTATCCATCCACTTTTCTGAATTTGAACTAAAAATAATCTATTCATTATTTTTAATACTTTAGTATTAGGATATTGCCTTGCCCTTCCTGTTATATTTGGAGAAACAGGAACAGTTAAAAAATTAACATTCTTAGGAGTAATAATAGTAGTTCCTTTTTTATCATGTATTTCAGCATATGGAACAGACCATGAACCTATTTCAATTTTTGTCCTAGCTTGCGTTTGTGTTACTTTATGTTTTATAGAATTTCTTAATCTTCCAGTTTTTACGTTTAATAATTTTCCAGTTAAATCTAATTTAACTTTATTTTCAGTACCTAATGCCCATGATTCACAAGTATCTTTTATATTTTTTTGATATACTGCATATTCAGCGGTAGTAAATTGAGGAACATTTTTATATGTCATTTTAACAGTTATCATTAACTAGCCTTAAATTTTTTCTTATAAATTTCAATAACATCTTTCATTGTTTCAGTAATATCAGAATCTTTAAAAACTAAACTACCGCCCATAAATGCTTCACTAGAAAAAGAATTTCCCTTTTTATCAAACTGTTCATATTTTTTAGAAACTAATTCGGATATAGCCATTTTAATATCTTTAGGAACAGGATTATAACCGCATTTAAATTTAATATAAACATTCTGAAAACCATTTGTAAAAACATTATACAATAATCTAATAATTCCACTAGCCGCATATGTAATATAATCGGAAGGTTGAATCACATTATCATTAACTTTTAATTCAGTTATATCAACTATAGGATAATCTGAAAGTAATAATTCTTGTGAATTATCACCATCATAATATTGTTCTTTAGTAGCTTCTTCAATAATACGTTTAACCTTTAAAAGAAAAAAAGCATTTGCGCTATCTATAATAGCTTGCAATCTGGTATCAGCATTAGTATTAATAATATTTGAAAATATTTTATATTCTGCTAGTGTTAATAATGCCATTTGTTTTTATCCCTTTTGTCTGTTATCTTTTATATCATCAATCTTATTATATGCTTTTTCAAAACCTTCATTCATAGATTTTTTCATATCCTTAATATCATCTTTTATATCTTTAAAAATAGAGTCTATCCCTAAATGCTTTAAATCGCATAATTCCCTAAGTTGTAAACTTTTAATTTTATCACTTAATGATTTAGCATATAATCCAATTCCTAACATAACTATAGCGAATAATCCATTAATTATAAAATTAACAACATCGAAATTTTGCATTATTCCTATTCCTATTACGATATTGTAAAGCCTAACTGACTTTTTCTTTAAAGTTTATCAGCAATTATTAATTACTTTTTTTTACCGTCTAAAATAATAGGCTTTTTATATTCATCATTTTCTTTCTTTTCTTCCTTATCATAAATCTTAACTAAAGCAGGAAAATCATTTTTAATTCTATTAGCATCTTCTTCCGTAATATCTTTACCAATTTCATATTCAGTATTAGCATCTAAGTTATATTTTGCGCTACTGTAGCCAAACTTTGCTTCCCATTTGAAAATCTTCATTTTTCTTTTTCCTTTTCTTTTTTTTGGTAACAAACTAAATTTTATATTCCTTATGTCAAGCCAAAATTGACTTGACACAAGTTGATATAAAATTTAATTAAGGAGTAATATTATATGCGCCAGCAATAGCACTTTCACCATTAGGCTGTAAACGTCTAAAATCCTGCCTAACCTTGCTAACCACTACAACCTTATCCGTTTCAATACTCTTTTCAGAATCAGTAGTAATTTCCCGCCTATCACCATACAAAAATCTCTTTCTATTAACAATAGCAACAGCAGATTTAGTATTAGGACCACCAGCAGTATTAAAACCAGCGGCGGCTACATCTTCCCGCATAAATTCAGAAACGATAATAGGAATACCATCAATTTTAGCAATTTCACCAGTTAAAATTAAAGCATTAGGACCATACTTATCTAAAGTCTGAATTTCAGGAAAGTTAGTAGCATCCATAAATTTATACATAACATTAACAGAACAAACGCAAGCTAAATCAGTAGCATAAATGCCATACTTTCCAAGTTTCTTACGCATAGCACGGAAAGCGGCTAAATTCCAAGTTGAACCATCTACCCAAGTAGAAGCATCTTGAATACATTGACGGAATCCATCCCATGCGCGATCAGATAATTTTGCAGAATTACCATTAACCTGAATATCATTATCGGGATGAGTACCAGTCCTAGAACCGTTACAAGTAGCATTTTCAATAGCACGCGCAATAGCTTCCACAACCTTCATTTTGCAATAATCCATAATACCAATAATAGAATCTTCATTAGTTTCTTCATTGAAAACCGTTCTAGCACCTAATTTAGAAGCATCAAAAGTAGTTTTAGTAGTACCGGGAGTAGATGCTAAAGGCATAGCGTTAGAATCACGAATATCATCAGAATTGGTATTAGAAACTAAATATCCTACCGCATCACTTCCTTCAACTGGTAAAGTATATGGATTGCTAGGCATAACAATACGTCCAAATAAAGCGGCTACCTTTAATTCTACTTTTACCTTTTCCATTAAATCGGCGGAAAACATAGTAGGAATCCATTCAGCACCTTTACCGGAAGTACCATCAATAGCCTTTCGCAATTCAGAAACAGCCTTATGATTAATAAACTTCTGGTATAACTTACTTCCCATAATAGAATCACGCATAGAAGATTTATTAACAACAGAAAGAACAGAACCTAAAATTAACAAATCATCATTTAATTTCTGTAATTCCATCATAGAAGCATTACTAGACTTTTGCAACATAGTAAAGCGGTAAGAATCTAAATTGTTAGTTTCATCACAGCTTAAATCATTAACATCAAACTCCCCCTTCCTTAAACTTGAACCTTTATAATTAGACAAAGTATCAGCAAGAATAGTCTTTAAATTTTCAACAGTAACATAGCTACCCTTTTTAGACTTTGCTAAATTAATAGCTTCCCTAGCATCTTTCAAAGTCTTAATTAAATTATCCATCATAGCCTTATTTTCGTTTCCCATTTTCGTTATTCCTTTTTTTGTTTGCAGACGTTATTAGTTAATCGTATCTTCTACTAATGCTACCGTATCTTGTGCTAATCCTGAAATTTCATTTGCCAATTCCGATACGGAATTTTCAAAATCTTTATCAGAACTATCAGAATTATCATTAGTATCTTTTCCATCCACCTTAGTATCTTTATTATCTTTTCCATCTTCCTTACCGTTTGATAAGAAAGTAGTTAACTTTTCCAATGGACCTACTAACTTTTCAGATAAAGATGAAATTGAATCAGCATCATTTAAAACTTTATCAATATCAGTAAAAGAATTTTTAATTCCATCCTTAATAACATCTAAAGCCTTTTTCTCATTTTTACTATCTAAAAGAATATCAACAATAGCTTTATTTTCTAAAGTAAATTTAATTTCATCTTCTGTTAAACCCTGTTCCTTTAACTTCTTGCCTAATTCTTCCTTAGTCATTTGTTCACCTTTCACCATAAAGAAATGTTTTCTATTTGCGGGGGATTTAACTAAATGAACCGCGTTAACTAATAGTTTTTCGATTTTCTTAATATCGTTATGAAGTATTGAAGTACCCATGATTTTTTTTCCTTTCTTCTTTCTTAATTATTCTTAGGCTTTTCATTAGCTAAAATTCCGATACCTTCAAAAGAATATCCTGTTAAATCTCCATCCTTTACCCTATCCCAAATTTTATCATCTTCTACATAATGGACCATTACCCATGAACCTTTTTTAACAGTAACTCCATTGATTGATAAATTAGATGGAGCAATATAATTTTCAACAATCTTTAAACCTTTAATAACTACTGTAGTATGATCTATTCCTACTTCCTGAAAATATTTCATAAAAGTATGACAAGCATTTTCAATATCTTTTTCATCTACCCATTCATTATCAGTATCAATAGATTTTGGTTCAATAACTATTCCATATACTAACCGTTTTTCAGAATCCATAGATTCCTTAACTAATCTTACTCCCTTATTCTGCATAACTTTCTGAATATCAGATTTAGTAAATTTAATTTCACAAACTTCCTGCATTTTCTTATAATCTAAATCATAATATAATTTTCCTAAAATATTTGCAAACTGTAGCCATTCATTAGGATAGAAGTTTTCAATTAAATAAAAAATAGTTTCCCTAACATCATCTTCCATTCCAATTTTATCACAATATATTTTAATAGCATCAAAATTAATATTAGCTAAACTAGTATTTTCTTCTTCCATCATACTTTCATTTTCATTTTCCATTGTTCCATCTTGTTTAGCAGTTTTACACCTACCACCTTTACCCTTTCCTTTAGCTTTAGTAAAACCAATAATAAATTTAATTCCATCCTTTCCGCTTTCAATGGTCCTAAAACTTTCATACCTTTCCGGATTGTGTTGTCTAAATCTAAAATTATCCCCTGATTCACCTTCATCTGCCGCTAATCCTGAAAAGTCATTTTCTGATAACCATTTTTTAGCATCTTCAACGGTATATTTTTTATTATCAAATAATACGGATTGAATTTCACTTCCGGCGGTAGTTCTTCTAGGTTCATTAATTTTAGGCATTGTTCTTATTCTCCTACCAATTCTTTAAATTGATTTTCTCCAAGTTCTCTATACATGCTTTCTTTTAAAGGTAAATAATTCTTTTCCATTTCTTCAATTTGTTTCTTTTGGTCCAATAAGAATAAATCAACATTATCTTTAGTAGGAGTAAACTTTTTTAATTTGTCAATAACTTCATTTCCCGCTTGTTCAAATAATTGTAAGAATGTATTTTTAATTGGTAATGAATAATTATCAATCTTCCCAACAAACTTCTTCCATAAAATCGCTTTCATAATTTCATTATCATCAGATAATATTTTTGCTATCTTACTTCCTTTAGCATTTTCTTTTATCTTAGAAAGCATAGTACACCTACAATTAATATTTTCTTCCGCTTTCATCCCCTGTTCCCCTGGATACATTAAACCATTAGAAAATGCTTCATCCAATTCCCTTTCTTGTCCTTCTAATATCTTATGGTCCCCTTTGTCAAATTTACTAGCTGGCCTAACCTTTTTATCCCTGCTAGTAAGCCAAACTTTTTTAGAAACTACATTTGATTGCTTATATGCGTCTAAGGTTGAAGCATTAGCAATTTGCGTTATTTCTGTTCTTCCAATTTTTGTAGTTCTATTTAAAGAAAAATCGGAAGAACTTGAAAATCTATCCCAAATAGCCGCTTGAATTTCTTTGGTCCCCATACCAGCGGCTAAACTTTCTAAAATAATTTGTCTAATTAATTCATTATTTAATTGACTAGTAGCAACTAACATAGGTTTAATATTTAAAGTTTTAACCGCTATAGGATTATCTAAATTAAAATTAGCGTCATTTTCTTGCTTCATTAACTTTAAATATTTAGGGGATGGCGGTAAATTTTTTAGTTTTTCTATTTCACAATTTAAACGGTTTTCTCCATCTACAGACTTATAAAGTTTAGCTTGTTCCGATTGTGTAGGCTGAACCGTTCCTAGTTTAGTTGTAACATTTGAAGGTAGTATAACATCATTTCCACCTTCAAACGGAAGAAATTTAATTACTTCACCATAAATATAATTTAAAATCATCCTAGCTTCATTTCTGCTTATTGTTCCATTCTTAACATGCTCAATAATATATTCTTCCCTTGCCCGCCATATTTCAGAAAGAACATGAATTTTAGAAACATCAAACATAGTATAAATTTTATTTAAATCATATTTATTTTTTGCACCTTCAAAACCTAACAGAATTGGCATAATTGCTAATTGAACTGATTCAGACATTTTAATTAGTTTAGGCGTCATAGTTTCAGTCCAAAACATTCTTTCTTGTGTTTCTGCATTTGCTTTAATAGCAGATTCAAAAACTCCAACACAAGCGGGCGGTACTCCAAAACAAGCTAAAATTTCATCCCTAGAATATTTTCTTTGACTAATAAACTCCATATCTTTTTGCGGAATACTAATTTGTTTATAGTCCATACCTTGTTCAATAATCGCTATCCTATGTGCTTTTGATACTCCTTCATGTGTCTTATTCCAATTTCTCCTAATTCTATCATAATCTTCATCTGCTAATTCAGAATCATAAATAAGTAAACCATCAGGACGACCGGAGTTTTTGAAAAATGACATAGAATATTGTTGCGAGTATAAGTCAGTTGTTAAAGCGGTAGAACCTACTTTTAAAGCGGACAATCCATCATAAGGATTATTCGGATTAAAATAACGCAAAAAGACAATATCGTTAGTTTCATATTCTATAGTTTTTCCTGTAGCTAAAGTATATTTCCATCCAATAATGAACTTCTTCCTATCTTTTATTGCTTCCATCTTAGACGGATTCAAAGCATACATTTCAAAAACTAAACCGTTTGCATCTTTAACTAATTCCCAAAAACATTTTCC